TCAGATGCCCAACTTACCGTCTCTATTGGGATTAATGGCACGTATGATGGAGGTGGAACCCTTGATCCAGCCGGATCAACAGGTATGCCTGGCTATGAATATACAAAAGAGGGTAGTATTTATACAGGCATAGTTGGTACAAACCACGCCCCTGATCAAGCGATAGACGATGTGAGATGTTATTTTCAAGATATTAATGGCTCTTTAATCGGTGATTTTTCAGAGATCGTATCAATGGATGTAGACGCCCTTGGTAACACTTATGCAAATACATCTAAATATAACGTCAGTGATGCTGTGAAATTTGAAAATGAAGATGCTAACATTGATAGTGTTAATGGGGACGGAACCTACGATATAACAATGATTACGGGTCCATCGTCAGGTACGCAAATTCAGGACGTCCCAGAAGCAGATCTAAGTCCAGCATAACGGCACGCTAATTGCAAATATTATATCGGAAGTACTCAATCGGGGCTTCTTGAGCGCCAAATGGGCTCATTAACACTAAAAAAAGGTATAATATGACACAATTATTAAAAAACAAGATTGTTCCCGCTAGCAGGAACGACTTTCTAACACCATTCGATTCCTTATTCGATGAAATGATAGGAAAAGCTTTTCCATCGTTCGAGCAAGAATTTGGGGTTGGTTTTTTTGGAAACAATAGTTACCCAAAAGTCGACGTTGTTGATACTCCAGAAAGTATAGAGTTTGAAGCTGAAATCCCTGGCTTATCCAAGGAAGAAGTTTCAGTAGATTTTCAGGAAGGTATACTTTCAATCTCTGGGGAGAAAAGAAAAAAAGAAAATCAGCAAGAAGTAAACTACATCCGAAAAGAGCTCAAGCGCTCTAGTTTCAAGAGATCTTTCAAGATATCTGAACATTTCAACACCTCTAAAATACAGGCTAAATTCGAAAATGGATTATTATTAATATCCGTGCCAAAGAAAAAACCAGAAAAGTCTAAAAAGATAAAAATACTTTAATTCTGGTAAGCCCTCGAAAGAGGGCTTTTTTATTTTTCTGATAAAAAGCGAATTAGAGTGTATAATCTTATTATGAGTGAAGTAAGAAAGAATTTAAATATTACTTTTAATTACGAAGATGTGAGTTCTGTGACAGTCAATAGGTATGTCCCCACAAGGGATGTATATATGACGATGAACGACATATTAATGCAGCAACCAGATCCAAATTATGATTATATAGGCGAATTCTCTGCGCCTGGGAACGGCGGAGTAAACCAAGACCAACTTTTAAATTTTAATTCTGATTTTACTATTGAATTAACTTTTCCAACCGCAAATCCACAATGGCAGCCTTACGAACTAGTTACGTTCTCGGTTTGGGAGATTGACGATAAATCTAAATGGGAGTCTTATTTTGATCAAACCCCAGACCTCACTAATGATTGGCATTACGAAATATGGACTAAAGAAGTTAATAAGGATGCAGAAAACTCAGATTACGCATTTCATATAGCGAATAAAGGGTTGACGGTTAGTCCTGATGTACATTACTATATTTTTGAACTTCGAGTTATGATGCCTACTGATTCATTAAGAGCTTCTTACGGAAAGCCGCCTGTCTCTAAAAAACCTACAGATTTTCTTGGCGCCTTTACTGCAAAATTCTTTCAAGACAGGACTTTGTCTGAAGATTTTTTGACAATGTTTGAATGGGATGTTCGTGATGACTCAGAAATAACTTTGTTTTTTGATTCGTTGCACCAACAACAATTAATAGCAAATATAAATCCGGAAGAAGCTTTAAAATTAAATTATAATGAAATATTTGATAAGAAAGATTTTTCTTTTTTTATTGGGGATGGGGCGCAACTTAATGGTAGCGAATTAATTTTAGATAAAGATAAGTTGACTGCACTTTCTGCTTCGTCAAGTCGAAATAAATTTACGATTAACCTTTTAGGGCAACAAAATAACGAGCAGCCATCTTTCCTTGGCGTAGACGTAGACAATTTAATACTTAAACCAGATTGGCGTTTATTGAAAAAACACGAAGGCACAGTTAATTATTTAGGGCAAGATGTTTACGTTAACGGGCAAGGGCAAAAAAAGAAAATTACCAAAATCGAGTCAGATAAATACTATTTCCAGGATGGAAGCGAAGAAGAAATAGCTTCAAAAACATTTACTGAAGAAAGCGCCATCGTCATGACGGTAGATCCAGGAAAATCCAGGCAATACGCAGAATCTATTTTTGGACCAAACCATTCTATTCCTTACTCTTATGGCGGTGTTAGATTAAACAGCCTTAACGATGGGCAGGTTATTAAAATTGATTGGGGCGATGGGCAAATTCAGACATATAGACATGAAAGTGTGGAAAAAAGTGAACCGCTTCTACATGTAGGAGGCAACAATTTTGATGCAGTCCATATTTTACATGAATACTCAGATGATTCAGTTAGAAATATAATGATCCTTGGAGATATTAAAGGTTTTGGTAGCTTCGTAGCAAGCGCATTGCAAACAAGTACCTTTAAAACTAATTGGCCGGGATTATTTTCTTTGGTAAATCTAACAAGACTTAAAAGTTTTGGAGCTACGCAGTTAGAAAATTTAGATTTCGCTTTTGATGCGTGCCCATTTTTGGTAGAAGTTCCAAGCGTTTTACCTGATACAGTCACCAGTATGAGGTTCACATTTAGGCATCACCATGCATATCTACCTGGTGCTAACTGGATAAATACTGTACGCCAAGCAACAAACGTTATTGAAAATAAGTTTGATGCCACTTATCCTTATTGGGTAAGCAATACTTATACTGACAAAGGGTATAATTATATAGATAATTTAGACGGATGGAATATTGACAATGTTAAAGATATCAGTTACATCTTTTGGCTAAATAAGTCATTCCTGCAGTCATTAGAAAATTGGAGTTTTAAAGGGGTCGAGAATGCTACTTCTGCATTCGAGGGGACCAGTTATAATGCCCCTATAGGTAGCTCAAGTTCGTATACCGTATTTAGCAACCTTACGAATGCGAACTCTATGTTCAAGGACGCAGGGTCGTTTAATCAACCAGTAAGGCACTTTTCTTTTGCAAAGGTAACGGAAGCGAATGCAATGTTTTTAGGGGCTTCTGCTTTTAATCAACCGCTTGATCACCTTTTCGATATCTTCAGATTAAAAGACGCCTCCTATATGTTTAAGAACGCAACTTCTTTTAATCAACCTTTGAGTTTCTGGAGAACTGAATCTTTAGAGCAAGTGACAGCGATGTTTAATGGAGCATCTTCTTTTTCTCAAGATTTATCCGCATGGTGCACGTCAAACATAACAGATAGTGATGATTTTGGAGTCGCATCTGCTATGCAACCTAGTGATCTTCCAGATTTTACAGGTTATTGCGCCACGCCAGATCTTACAATTAACGATGTATCAGTTAATCTAACTAATTTTACACCTGGAAGTAATACTGCAAGAGTAACAATTAATCATCCTCATATTCCTCACACTGTATATGCATGGAATTATTCGATAAAAGATAGCCAAAATACAATAATGAGCTCAGGGACCCGTACATTAGAAGATACATCTGCAGGGGTTGGTACCCTTATATTAAATGCTGGCTGGGCTATTCGAGGAGAGCAATACACTATGGTATTGACAAATCCTAAAGAAGCCAGAAGCACGCCTCACCCTTGGATAAATATACCTCTTATATGGCTGTAATCTAAACGAAATATTTTAACTAACAAACTTTATAGTATCAAGTTTTTATATTTTTTTTATCAAGATATTTCTGCAATTCTTCGTAAGCTTCTTTATTTTTATTTTCTTTCATGAGTTCAGAAGGAGACTTGCCGTTATATTTCTCTATGCCACCCTTAAGCCATTGCGTAGCCTGAAAAAATGGCATTTTTTTTGATAAAAGATTTAAAATATCGTATTTAGATATATTTTCCATATAATATATTATTATACACTAAAGTTTGTGTATTTATACTTAATATTAATCCTAATACCAATCATGGGAAGAAAAAAAATTAAACCTGAAGAAGCTGATCAAATTGCTAAAAACGTATTCAAGTCCAAAATAACCGTAAAAGGAAAAAATTTAAGCGAAAAACAAAATACCTTTCAGAAAATCGCATCCGATGAAAACACAAAAATAATGTTTGTTTCTGGACCTGCTGGTTCCACAAAAACTTACATGGCTGTTTATTCAGCGCTTAGACATTTACAAAAAGACGAAGACCTTGACTTGCTTTATGTAAGAACAGCAATTGAAAGCGCTGATAAAGGGCTAGGGGCCCTGCCAGGGACTTTAGAAGAAAAGTTTAATCCGTATATGGCACCGCTTGAAGATAAGCTCGATGAAATGCTCCCCAAGACTACACAAATAAAATCTGACCTAATTAAATCTGGAAGAATCCAGGCTATGCCAATTAATTTCTTAAGAGGGGCTAGTTGGATCAACAAGATCGTGGTTGCGGATGAGTCTCAGAATTTTACATTTAAAGAGCTTGTCACGCTTATCACCCGCATAGGTGATAACACAAAACTTTTTATTTGCGGAGATATGATGCAAAGCGACATCAACGGTAAAAGCGGATTCTCTGATATGGTTAAATTATTCAGCGATGAAGAAAGCAAAGAACGAGGCATACATAACTTTAGGTTCAATGAGCATGACATTTTTAGGAGTGAAATATTAAAATACATTGTAACTAAATTGAAAAATAAATAGTGTATATATTAACATGGACGGTATATATTTAGTAATTTCTGCAATTATCGGAGCTTCAGCAACAATAGCTAGTGTTATTATATCAAAACGTGCAAAAAAAATCACGCAAAGAGACCCTATTTTAAGTGAAACTCAAAACAATGAAAATATATATGCTGCATTAGATTTCTTAATGAAAGAAATGGGTGCTGATAGAGCTTATATTTTACAGTTTCATAATGGGGGTTACTATATCTCTGGGCGAAGTCAACAAAAATTTAGCTGCACTCATGAAATAGCGCAACCAGGAATCAGTAAAGAATGTGAGTTTTCGCAAAACCACATTGTTTCAAATTTCCATTCTTATGTTAGTGAGTTGACAAGCGAAGGTAAGTTTGCATACGTTGATTGCGAAAAAGTTGATGATAGATTATTTGCAGCCATGATGAACAATAAAGGAATCAAGAGTATATATAACGTGCCAATTAAAACATTAAACAGTCAAGTTATAGGTATACTAGGAGTTGACTACATAAAAGAATGCGCTAAAGATTCAAAAATTGGTTTCTGCTCAAAAGAGCAAAAAGAAGCTTTCAGTAACGAGACTAATGAGTTTATGCGGCGCCAGGCACGTGTAATATCTGGATATTTGGTTTAGATTAAAATAGACTTTTTAAGTTTGCCGTTTATTATTATAATAAATTATGCAGACAATATTTTGTACAGAATGCGGCCACAAGATGGTATACTCTGGTTCTAAACCTAAATTTTGCTCTTCTTGCGGAACTCCCATGGGTGCCTCCGCTAAAAAAGAAACAGAACCTAGTATTCCAAAAAAAGCTAATCCAAGAAACCTCTCAATAAGAGAACAAATGGAAGCTAAACGTAAAAAACCACATCTTAACGATGACGAAACAGATATAGATTATATCCCTAATATCGCATCGTTTGAATGTGATTATACATCGTCAGGACACCCAACTTACAAATTTGGAGAAATACTAGGAGATGCCCAAGAAGAGCCAAAGCAAGACAAGCCAAAAAGACGACAAAGAAGAAAAAAGTAAACCTCAATTCTATGAAGATTTCTCTGAAGTTATAGATCAAGAACTTAAAAAGAGGAGCAAGAATTGGTTCCTAACTTCTGTGTCCTGGGTAGATTTTGACGATGTTTGCCAAATAATTCGGGCACATATTCACAAAAAATGGGATCAGTGGGATCAATCTAGACCAATAAAGCCATGGTTAAATAAAATCATAGCTAATCAAATGAAAAACATCTTGCGCAATCATTATAGTAACTACGCAAGACCATGCTTGAATTGCCCATTTAATTCTGACGCGGAATATCATTTGTGCAGTTTTACAGAGTCAGGTGAACAAGACAGAACTTGTCCGCTCTATAAAAAATGGGAGCAATCCAAAAAGCATGCTTTTAATGTTAAGATTACGCTTTCCCTAGAGCATCATATTCACGAGGTAGACTCAAGCCCCGAAGGCTACCTAGGTATGGACTTACAATCCGCCACAAAAAGATTAATAGGAGAACTCAAAAAAGAATTAAATTCTAGACAATTTCAAGCTTTTAATTTATTATTTATAGAAAACTTAACAGATGAAGAGGTGGCAGATAAAATGGGTTTTAAGAGTACAGAGGTAGGCAGAAAAGCAGGATACAAACAAATTAAAAATTTAAAAAAAACTTTAAAAGATAAAGCTGCAAGAATATTAAAAAATAAAGGAATAGCCTTTTTAGATGACACAAATGAAACTATCTGACGAACAAAAACAAATTATCAGGGATAACTTTAAAGAAAATCCCAATTTATTAGATTTAACTAGGTTAGTGTTTGATAATCCAGAAATCGACGGAAGAAGTAAAGAAGGTAGGGCAGTCAGAGAATTCCTAGCCAAAGAGAACTTAGAATACAAAACAACCTTAAGAGAAAAAGTTCCAGATATTGAATTAAATGAGCAACAGATAGAATTTATCAAAGCGCAAGCTCAGAATGGATTAAGCGCATTTCAGATAGCTGAGATACTTTTCCCTGACTTACCAATTAAAAGGTTCTGTAAAGAGCACATGACTATTGTAGACTTTTTAAGAGAGTATGAGCCTGCATATGTTCATGAAACTGAAACCGCTTTAAATAAAACATACAACCCACCAAAAGTCTTCAGCACTGGACTTAAAAAGATAAACACATTCACTCTGCAAGAGATGGAGGAAGAAAAACTCACTCATGATGACATAGAATGCGTAGAATCATTAATGAGGAATTTGGCAGCGCCTAGATTTATACAAGTTATTAGTAATTACAATAGCATGAAAGATCGTGAATTATTCGAGGCGGAATTTGTTCGCGCAACTTGGGATAAGCCTGATCTTACTAGTGACGAAATCAACCTTTATATAAACGTATGCGTAGATTACATCAACCTTAAGAATATTTCCTCTCACATTGAGAAACTAAACACCATGTTTAATGAAGTCGAAGACCAACAAGATATGACAGTAAGACTAGCTGAAGTATTAAAGTCTAAGACAGATGAATATGATAAATGTGAAAAGAGAATGGAGTCATTAATTAAAAAATTAAATGGTGACCGTTCAGAAAGATTAAAAAATAGACAGAAAGATAATGCTACCATCATATCCTTAGTTAAGAGCTTTCAAGCCGAATCAGAACGACGTCGAATGATCGAATTGGCAGAGATGCAGAAAAAATTAGTTGAAGAAGAGGTGGAACGTCTTGATAATATGGATAGCTGGAAAGCAAGAATCTTAGGAATATCAAAACACGACTCAGTATAACAACCAACATTATGAAAAAAATAGAATTACTTATAGGAGATTATGAATATGCTCAAATAGAAGAAATATTTGAAAATGAACAAGACTTTAAACCTGT